GCCATGGTTCTCCAAAAAGAAAGGGGGCCGAAAGGCCCCCGTTCAAATTACAGCAACTACTTTATGGGTTAGTTATAGGTACGGCTGAGAGTGACAATAGGCACCAGCCAGAGGCCGTTAAGTGCCTTTCCGCCCCACCAAGCCTTCCAGGCAAGCGAACCTACTTCGTTGAACAAATCCGCCACGCCGGACGTGCCTGGAGCATGGTAGATAATCTCAACAGCCTGCGGGCGCTTCGGGTCGTACATTTCAGTTACTTCCGTGCCGTACTGCTGGCCAAGGCCAACCGAACCGACCGCCTCCTTGCCGTATACAACCGACCAGTACACGTTGGCGAAGCCGGTAGACCCTTCGTTATGGAAGTAGCTGGAAGCGCCGGACTGAGAAGCAGAGGTGGTAGAGGTATTGGTTTCAATCGGCGCGATTTCCGTCGAAGCCCAACGCACACCGCCGACCGCGCCGAACTCATTAGGCAACGTGGTGGTGTAACCACCGTACTGTTCGACGCCCACAAAACCACTAAGCCCGCGAATATCTTCCTCCACGTCGCTATGGCAAATACCATAGTACGAAGAGCGGATAGGCTGGCTGTTGTAGTTCGGAGAGCCGGTGCCATTGCCTTCAAACTTCATGCCGCTGTTGCGGTTGAGCTGGTTGACGGCCTTCTTAATGTCATTCAGCTTGATTTCCGCCGTAACGGCAGACTTGTTGGCTGCGCCCTGGTTGTAAACAATGGTTGTTCCGGCCTTGAATACAGCCGCCTGAAGGGTATTCAGGGACTCACCAGCGTTCGCGCCCAAAGTATCCATCAGCGCCATGGTGGCCGGGGAGATGTTGAACAAATCCACTTCCTCGGTCATGGCAATGGCATTGCCGTACTTGGCAATGGCGGTCGTTACGTCGGTGATCGTCGGAATGACGGTGCTGCGGCCAGCGCCAAAAGCGAGAGGACCGTTTTCGGTCAATTCGCTGATTGCAGTGGTAACAGCGGCAAGATTCTCAATCCGGCGCCACTTAACCGACATGGAGCCACCGGCCTTCTCAAGCGAACCCGGAAGGGTGCCATTGAAGTAGGGGAGGCGTTTACGGGCGGCACTCAAAAGACCTCGCTGGTATACGAAGTTGATGGGGGCCTGGATGCTACTCGTTAGATTACTGACATTTAATGCCATTTTTTATATCCTTCCTCGTGCGACTACGTTGGACCACCAACGCTCGAACTCTGCGGGGTCCGTAGGGACACCATCGCTCTGGTCTTTGCGTGTGGCGGACATGGTTTGTTGTGAGGACTTGGCCGCCTGAAGGTTTTTGGCAAGTTGCGGGTCTGTCTTGACGCTGAATTGACCGGCGTATTTCTGCGCCAGTACATCCAGGGCCTTTTCGAGAGCCTGCGGGTTGCGATCACGGTTGTCCCAGATGCGCTTGAAGTTGGCGTCCTTTTTATAGGTCGCATTCAACAAGGCTTCGGTAACTACCGGGTCCATGCCAAGTTTCGTGTTTACCTTCGATACAGCGTTGTCCACGTCTTTACTGATCTTCTGTTCTGTCTGTTGCCGCTCCCAATTCGTTATTTTCTCGGCAATCTCCTGTTGCGTGACGCCAAGCTGTGACAAAGCCTGGAACTGGCGCATCTGAAAATTCCGATGACCGTCCGGGTCAGTGATCGGGTCCGGCACTTGATTCTGTGGCGGCTGATACTGTTGCGGCTGGTATTGAGGCTGATACTGAGGTTGATATTGGGGTTGGTACTGTGGTTGAACAGAAGAAACGAATTGCTGTGCTTGCTCTTCGACGCTGATTTCCTTGGCGATTTGTTCAAGGGTCTGCGTTTCGGCTTCGGGTGCTGCGGTTTCTACAGGCGTGGCGCTCTGCGAGGATTCATTCATTTAAAAAACTCCGTCATAAAGGGACGCCTGGCGGGATGCCAGACGGGCGCTTCGTCTCACGACGATGCTTATTTACTAACTATTTGATGCCAATCAGGCTACAGGCAAGGTCAAAGCCCTTTGCTTGTGCGGAATGTGATTTCCATACCTCTGTATTGTCTGCATGGGGATCGTGGGCCGGTATCGTGGGGCGGTGGCCTTTAACCTCCTGTGCAAAGGTTGGATAGTATGGATGCTGCGTAATAATGGTAAAAAATTGGTCTTTCAGGTTCATTGGGAGACCTGATCTGCTTTGGCTTTATGCTCGGCGATCTTAAGCCCGGTGCGAATGGATGCCATTTGTGCTTCTACCTGAGCGAGGCGATCGGCAAGCTGCGCTTTGACATCGGACATAATGTTGGCCTCCTGGATTCGCGCACCGTTTACGGCCTGCTGCACGGCGAGCTTCTTTGTCAGATCGAATATTTCCTGCTTACCGCCCTCTATTACTTGCTGGTACTGTGCGTCGAGCTGCTGAATAATCTCCTGCTCTCGGTCGGTCGGAATGTTCAGGAACCGTTCTGGGTTTTTAGTTCCGGAATCCAGGTACATTGCCTTTAACAACTCCGGCCTACGCAAAAGAGGGGAAAATCCAGGGTCTTTTGACGCGAACGCCGTTACTGCGGACATCCGTTGGCTTCTTTCCTCTTCGCCAAGAACGCCGCGAGAACCGATTACATCGAAGTGAACGTTGTACTGAATGTCCTGATTATTAAGCCGCATGAAGTCCGGCGAATCGAGTTCCGGGTTGTAGAACGAATAATTCTGCATCTCTGCACGGTTAATGACGTGCTGCATATACAGGAATGTCTTGATGCTGAATTCGAGTTTGTCCACAAAGTCCACAACGCGAACCTCGCGGCGGGCGGAGTCCTGACGAACCTCGGTGGCGGTCTGGTCTCCGCCGTCCTTACCGGACTCAATGGAGTCGGTAGAGGTGCCGTCCTTGATATGCATCATGACGTACTGAAGGGCAGATAAAACGGGGGTTGGATCGCCAACCGGATAGGGCTGTACGCCCTTCCCGAGGTACTTTGTTCCGGTCATTTTCCCCGGTGCGATCTTCGGACCACCACTCGCCACAAATGCCGGATCGTTTGCGTCATAGGTTCCAGGTGGTTCGCCGTGAAGCGCCACAACGTCAACCAGCTTGTTTGCAAGTGTCGTGGCGAGCTTGTGCAGTGGAGATTGTTTAATGAGCGGGCTTGTGTAATAAGGGTCTCGCACGTCCAGCCGTTCGTAACCGTTATAGATAATCGGCTGGAATGGGTATGGATTAGCGGAGTAAAATACAATCGTCCCGTTCGCCAGGATTACCTTTGAATTCGGTAGATAAATGTCCTCGCCATTTTTTCTGTCTATTACAAGATCACCGAAATATTTGACTAGCTCGATATCCTGGGTTTCAATGTCCTTATTCATGTTCTGGCGGCGCTTGATCTTCTTTACCTGCGACGGCATCCACCCGCTATTAATCCCTGACATTGCAACCTTTTTCAGGCTGTGGAGCGGCATGAACTCCTGAATAATCATCGAGCCGGTGTAGAAAATATCGGTGCTTAAAACCGAAGGCGAAGGATCGGGCCAGCAGTTCCACATCGAATGCGGAACCCATGCCGGGGCATGGCGGTTTTCAATCCCACCTCTTTTGTCAAAGAGGGTTGTGTCCTCGCCGCGCACCTCGGCAACAAAACAGCCATGATGAAGGGCCTCTTTGATGGAGAGCGAAAGGCGCGCTTTAAGTCCGAAGTCCATGTGCTGCTGAACCATCAAAGCGCGGCACGTTCCGTCCGCGAACTCCTGATTCTTCTCGTCCTGCACAGGCTTTCCGGTATTCGGATCAAGCTGAACAGGCAGCTCAACATGGGCCTCGAAATTGGCGCGTACATTCGGAAAGGTGAGCCTTAACACATCGGCGGTGATAATCTCAGAAGCCTTCGCCAGCTCACCGAGCTCTACCGAAGAATGCCAGTCATTCGGATCTGCATTGCTGACTTTCGGAGACTCCATGCGGACCATCCTGTCCACCTCTTTCCACACGCGCTCGGCGTCTTGTCGATGTTTTGCGCCCTTGCGGCTGGCGTGTTCGTCTTTTACGTACTTCTCGACGATCTGCCAGTCTCTTAGCGTGATTTGTGGGATGTTTGTATCTTCCATTTCTCCTACCAGTTTCTAAGCCCCGGCCTGCTCGGTTTGTTGGGTGGTCGGACTACTTTTGTTTGTGCGTGCCTACGGAAAAGAACGGCATACCGGACAGCGGATAGAAAATCATCTCCGACCTTTATGATTTCCGACGTCCCTCCAGAACTGCGTCTATGGTATCTGCCCTTTTCCTCAAAAAAGATTGAAACGGTTTTGAAAACCTTGAATCTATTTCCTTCCATCATTTCGAGAATGTGGAAGTTTCCGGAGTCCACGCCATTCCCGCCCCTTCCCTCCTCTACCCCAGGTGGAGGTGGGTTGGTGAATTGAACGGGCCACATATTCACGCCGTGTTCGCGGTAAATGTCTGCAATGACCTTCCCAGATAGCGGGTCCGACTTTAGGCCGTCATGCGGCCATGCACAGGGAATCCAGTCGCCATGCTTCTTGATGGCCTGACAGTGAACAATCGGTAATACCCTAGACTCTCTATACCCGTCATAGACATAAACGGTATCCGATTCTCGGTCTACCGCGATATGGGCGCAGGCGAAAGGATGGTCATATCCAAAGTCGATCCCGTTTATTCTTGCGAAGTGCGGCGGAATCTCGAACGGGTCGCACATGATTAATTCATCAGGAACCGCGAAGATGAGGCCGGAGCCGACCATTGGCTCGCCTTTGGAACGCATGGCCCGTTCATGTGCAGGGATGCCAGCCAGCGCCACTTCTCTTCGCTCTGGAGTCATGTGCGGGGCATCATCCCAGCTTGCCCTAATAAGGGCCTGGCCCTTCTGAATGTCGTCTATTAACTGCGTGACAACCTGTGTTATGCCTTCCTCTGGAGTGAAGGTAAGAATTCCTATACCATTCGTCGCAAATAAGCCACGCAATAACTGGCTCCAGATTTCCGGTGGCGGCTCTTCGTCGGCCCAGAATCCACCAGTAAGGCGTGAACCCATGAATTTTTTAGGTCCCTGCTCATAGGCGCGGAATGATATTTTCGACCAGCCACCGCTGATGTGCTTTACAAGAACAGAGTCATAGGCGTTAGGAACACCGGGCTTTCTGCTCTTATCTCCGATTCTGTCTAATGGAACATATCCGGTACCAAGCTGCCTATCGTCTGTAGGCTCTCCAAATAGCTCCTTCTGGCATCTATCCCTTGTTGTCTCATTTGTAGTAGATGCCACTATCCATTCTCCAGGAGAAGA